GGCTCAGGCGGCGCTGCACAAGCAAAAGGAACATTTCTTGCATTTGGTGGTGCATCATTTCATGAATATGGGAACAATGGTGGTAACAACGATAGTAATCAGTATGGAGGAGGCGGAGGCGGTGCCGGTAGTAGTGGTGGAATTGGTGTGTCTGGGAACCCAAGATCCAATTCGATAGAAACAGGTAATTCTCAATATTATGCTGAGGGTGGTTCTGGGGCTACTTTTCAAGGTTCTTCTCACATAACCACTACTTATGGACTTGGTGGTAATGGCGGAAAATATGGAAATTCCAGCACCCAAATCCTCCCAACATCTGGTTCAGATGGAACTGGATCTGGTGGTGGAGGCAAATCTGATGCTGGACTTACAGCAACGGATGGTCAAGGCGGCACTGGTGTTTTTGTATTACGACATGTATAATAATGCTTAACCAGTAATCAACCCATAGATTTCTTTCCAGTTTTGAACCCGAAGAGCGCCACCAGTGTAATCACTGTTGTGTCCGTGAGCAACTAAAAGACTTTCTAATCCCATCCGCAAACCAAGGTCTGCGTTCTCAGGTTTATCTTCAACCCAAAAACATCCACAACCAGAGTATTCCAAAAGGGCTTCATCTTTGTCAGCACCAGTGTCAAGATAGACATACCGTTCAAAGACACTATCTCCAAACAACTCCCGAAGGTTTTTAGTCCGAAGATGTTGACTGTATTGATCGTTACTCAAACTGGTAATTGCGTGAAAAACATAACCATGTTCTTCATGAAGTTTTTTCACATAATGAATTGCATCCCGAAGAGGGGGCAGTTTCCGTATCCAAGCAGACTCGTTAAACATCCGAACCAACCGTTTGGCTTCTGTTTTCTCAAGTCCATACTTGATGTTCATTTTATACTCATCTTCAACTTCGACAGTATATCCATGCCGATGCATCCAACAATCAAAGGCGTACTCCCAATCAAGGAGAACGCCATCACAGTCAACTAGTATTGTTTTTTCTTTAGTAGCAATCATTAACAGTCTTTCTTTTCACTCCTTCAATATAACTGATTCGGAGGGGGTTGTCAAGCACCAACTACAAAAGGTAGTTGGGGCCAGTCCACCGAATCTCGTAATCTTCGAAGATGTTACCCCGAGCAGCGTTCCGAGCAGGAGCAGCCCAACCAGCAGCTTTCAGAATATCACCATATTTGAATTTTTTGTCGTTTTCAGTGTTGACAATAAATCCCCAAACACCACCATTACTGATGATTTTGATGTATTTGTTACCAACATTCATAGTGAGTTTGTCGTTGAACTCTTCAATCATATCCAGATTGATATGAGTCAACTCTTTAGTACCATTACGACTTGTCCAGTTGTAATAGTCATTTTTGATGTTTTCAAAAAGGTTTTCAAGGGCGGTGTTCATCATGAAGTTTCTCTCTCTTTTCTCAACTTACATATATAATATAATACTTGTGACCGCAAATGTCAAGCACTTTTTTCACTTTTTTTCACTTTTTTTCGATTTCTTCCTTAATTTTCATAATTTTTTCGTTGGTGCCATAAGCAAAACATAGCATAACCGAAGAAAAAGTAACTAATTGAGAAAACGCAACAATAGATGCAATTTCTATATATCCATTAAACCACAATTGCGCTGAAGCAATCCATCCAATCGCACAATTAATCGTGGCGTTTTGTCCAAACCATACTGCACCATTCGATTCGTAGTTTAATGTATGAACAATTTTGGTGGTACTTAACAATACATTCAAAGGATAGATGAGAACTGAAACCGCAAGAATTTGCGTGGCAACATCATATTGCCACGTAGAAAAGAGAGTAAGTAAAATTATCAAAAGGCTTACTATCATGATTCTGCATGTACTCCGTCTGGTGACATAAACAAGTCTACACCTTTGATATTTGCACTAATTACACTATCAATTCGGAAAGAACGCCATGCGTCTAAATCTGTGTCCCAAACATTGACCACTTGGTCATTTTTTGTTTTAGTAGTTGTTTTTTCTCTTTCCGAATCAGGTAGTAAAGAAGGTTTCAACGTACAATTCATCACACGTTCTTCACCATTTAACTTAGTAAAAGATACAGTGATGATAGAACTACGTAGTAAATCACTTAAAACATCTTTTTTCAATTTGGTTTCAACCATATTCATAATAATCTCCTTAGATTGCCATTGGTGCAGTTAGTTTATCATAATGTGTGTAGTCTGTCAATTCAAAATCATCCACATCATAATTTTCTATGTATTTTACTGGATTGATTTTGAGTTTTGGAAATGTGTATGGTGTGCGTCTTATTTGTTCATTTACCACATCAAAATGATTGTTGTATATGTGACAATCGCCACCTATCCAATGTAAACGACCAGCTTCTAATCTAGTATGTTTAGCGATAATATGTGTGAGTAGTGAATAACTTGCAATATTAAAAGGTACACCCAAAAACATATCACAACTTCTTTGATACAATGCACACTCAAGATATCTATTTTTTACCACACTAAATTGTGCAAACATATGACATGGTGGTAATGCCATCTTATCAAGATCGTCAACATTCCATGCAGATAAAATATGTCTACGAGACTGTGGATTATCTCTCAAATCTTTTATTAGTTTTGCAACTTGGTCATTACCATTCCAATCTCTCCATTGGACTCCATATATTGGCCCAAGAATACCATCGTCGTACCCTAAAGACTTTCCTTGATTTTCGGCGTTGTCTGTCCAGATAGTTTTCTTATCAGTAAGTTCTGCTCTTGGTTTCCCATAATGGATTTCTGCGAGCCGTCTTTCATCGTCAGAACCTTCAAGAAACCACAAAAGCTCTGAAACAATACTTTTCCATGCCATCTTTTTAGTTGTTAATAGGGGGATGGTATTGTTAGTCAAATCAAAGTTCATAGTAGCATGAAATATTGATTTTGTACCAACTCCTGTCCTATCTTTTTTTTCTTCACCTTACTTAAAATGTGTTCCATCAAGTCTAAGTATTCAACTTCCTCAAAATTACCAAATTGATGAAAAAGTTCTGCTTCTGGTGTAATGTCTATCATTGTAAAATTTTGAACTCCAAATCTTCATACTTGTGGTGATGAAGAAGTCTTTTTTTATTTAAATCATCTATGAGATGTTTGTGTAGTTTAACATCACACTCATAGTCTTTTGGAAATGTAGTTACGTAAAATCTTTCGATCAAATCCCAATAAGTGATAAGAACTCTAACACCACCAATAATGAAAATGTCTTTATCTGAGTTTTCTGAAAACCACTTTCTTGCATCTTCAATTTTTATAGGCCATGTATGTGGATAGTACGGCAAAGGTTTGCTTGTCAGTACAACATTTTCTCTATGTTTTAATGGTTTTGGAAAGATAGGATCGTCCCAAGTGTTTCTACCCATCACTACAGTTGTGCCTGTGGTGTTAGATCTAAACCATCGAAAATCTCTTGTGTTCTTAGGCCAAGGTAGAGTGCCATTTTTACCCAAACCACCAGCTGCGTCCATTGCAAAAATGGCGTTAATCATTTTACCCTACTTTTCTTTTTGGATTGCCCCAAACTTCTCTGGCGTTTACCTTAATAAAACGTCTGTTTGTTTCATTCTTGTTTGGGTTTTCCATAGTTAAAACTACGTTTTTACCTTGCTGCCATGCCTCTTGTTGATTTCTCAACCTACGAGCCTTCGCGTCTGGATCGTTTCTACTACGTGATTTGGTAGTCCCTACGATACCCTTCGAAACATACTTATCTCTTGATTTTTTCTTACCCAACGTCATTCCCCAATGTTAAAGAATATTCTTTTGCGTCACTTTCACGAAGAAAGAACTTACTAGTGACCTCTGGGCCACCTTCACGTGACCATGGCGATTGGAAATCAATAAATCTGACTTCCCAACCGTAAGGATCGCGTTTGTCACCTACTGGTAAAACTTTTTTGATATTTTTTCTTTTTGACATTCACTTTCTCCATTAATTTAAAATACTTTATCACGTACTTTATTGATTGTCAATAGTTTTTGTGCAGATTTTATTGCATAGGGTGAAAGATTTCTGTGTGTGCATTGCACAGACAGCTGTAAATAGTCCAACCCCAACAACTATTGTCGCTGTGAAAATTACCAATCTGTCAACTTTCAGTCTCATTTGGAATCAACTCTGGATATGTTTCTCTGACTAATCTCTCCGTTAGGCCGGACACTTTTAATTTACCCATTATTAACTTTTCAACAATTTCTGCATCTTTATGGTACAGTCCTTCTAACAAATAAACTAACTGTCTTTCAGCTATTCTTTCACCTATTTGTTCGACATTATCTTTATAGTATAAGTGCATTTTGTGCATCTCCCTATAAAGATTTGTCATAGTATATCCTTCTGGATCGTCAGAAGGAGTATAGTCTGGTATTTTACTATAACCGAATTCGATGGATTTATCAAACATCATTCTCAGGAATAACTTGAACTGTTCGCTGCTATTATTTAGTAAAATATCTTTTTTGGCGTTAGTTGATTTTGTTTGTCCTATTTCAGACAAGATTTCATAGATAGGTTTCATATTTTGCCTCTTTAAAATTCGATATTTCATCCATCATCAAAACCATTTTGTTTTCGATAAAGTAATTGAATACTTTATTCATATCACCTTCAGGTTCTTTACCAAATTCTTCAAGAATTTTTTCTTGAATTTCTTTGGGCACAAATGAAAGATCTACAAGTTGTTCATTTCTTTTATACTTTTCCAACATGTTAGAGTCACAAAAATCTTCTGGATTTCTATCAATATCTAACCATTCTATAAGTTTCTTTCTGGATAGTGGTTTTTGTCGTTTATCAGTTACAAAAACATCATCGTCTGACAGAAAGTTAGGTACACCATCACCACTGTCTCCGCGAATAATATGTTCTCTAATATATTTATTAGGTTCTTTTGTAATCAGAAATTTCTTTAGAATAGGACTATACTGAGTTACATTAGGGTATTTCTGTAACTGTTTAAAGTCTTTATCAGAAGAAATAATGAGTGTCTTTTCATACTTAGAGAAGTTTTTTACAAGAGTACCAATGATATCATCAGCCTCTGTGCGGTCTACTTCAATTATCTTGTATGGAAAAATTTCACGCAAATCTTTTTTAGTCTGCGTAATCGTATTAAAGATCATACTCCAATCGTAACCAGAGTTTTCTCTTATCTTTTTTCTGTTACCTTTGTAGTAAGGAAAGATGTCCTTCCTCCAAAAGTTTTTGTTGTCGCAACATAATACAATATTGCCGTAGTCACTTCCAAACTTTTTCTTGATACTTAGAATACTATTAAGTATCATATGTTTCACAAGGCCTTCTTCGGCTTCTTGCTTATAGTTGTTTATCTGAACCATCAAGTTCGAAATGACTACTTGATTGAGATCTACAAGTATCATTTTATTTCACCATTTTTATATCTATTTATACACGATCATAGTATCAGATTTCATCATCGCTGTCAACAAGTTTTCCTAATATTTTTTTGATTTTTACTCTGTTGAAGTGAGTTTCGTATTGTTCACCATATGAATTGTATCTGTGTGCCTTTACAGTACCTTCAAAATGGAAACAAACATTTTCTTGTAGTTCTGGTATTTCTTCTTTGATAAAGAAACAACCATTTTTTCCAGTTCTAGTTACAAAGTTATATACTACACTTGGACCAAACTGCGAATTTACGTGTTTAAAGTTTACTATCTTTCCCAACCATGTGGCTCTTTCCATATGAGAACCGATATAAACTTTTGCAAAATCAAGTTCATCTTCATGCAACATTAAACCACTCCGGCACCGGCCGTCCTGTCCACGCCATTTTGAAACGTTCCTGTTTTGTCTGATAGAATGCTTGATATGACTCTACAGGGCATTCAAACATACATTCTGGATTAGATTTCATCGCAAGTTTGAATGGAGTCATATCGGTATGTGGGATGTTTTTGGGTGGAATTGACAGTACATACTCTAGTAAAGTTTCTGTACTATGCACTTTTTTGTATCGATATTGATATTCGACACATAATGCATACCAGTGATCATAATGCCAGATGT